CGAATTTTCGCTTTCAAGGAAAGAAGATGCTGTTGACATACAGCAGGAGTGGAGCGCTCGACAAGAAGGCGCTGCATATGTTCCTGAACGGCAAGCTGAGGGAGGAGGCGGCAGTGAAGATATGCCACGAGCACCACAAGGACGGGGAGGTGCATACGCACGCATGCGTGCAGACGAAGAAGAGGATGGACCTCAAGAATGCGCGGTTTCTGGACTTCAATGGACATCATCCGAATATCACGCCGCCGATGAGCGCGGAGCATTGGAAGAACCAAGTGAAATACATGGACAAGGAGGATCCGGATGCCTACGGTGAGATCATTGTGCCTAAGGACAAGGATGAGGAGTTCGCTGAGGTCTGTCAATATGTGAAGGAGTGCAAGACTCTGAAACAAGTGTTCAGTATGGGTCCGTATCTCCGGACTATCTCGAACAAGGTCAGTTTCTGGGAGAAGTTCTGGACACAGAACCACAAGAAGAAGGTTACAAATGCTTTATTCACAATGGACAAGTTTCGCATGCCGCCGATTACGGACTGGGCGACGAGCTGGCTGGTTTTTGGGAAAGCTGGGACTGGGAAGACGCAATGGGCGCTGGCGCACTTCAAGAATCCACTTCTGGTGAGCCATACGGACGATTTGAAGGAGTTTGACGCCGACGATCATGACGGGATTGTGTTCGACGATATGAGCTTCAAGCACATGCCGAGTGACGGGATTATCCATCTGTTGGATAGGGAGGTGGAGAGGAGCATCCATGCGAGGTTCGTAAACGCGACGGTGCCGGCGGGAGTCCCGAAGATCTTTTGTCACAATAATGCTGACATTTTCGAGCCGGCGACTGCAGTTTCCGAGGATGTAATGGCAGGAATCAAACGCCGTTACAAGACGGTGCATGTGACCCGGGACCTTAGAGCGGAGCCTTGAAATATGTCAAGATGGTCATCTCATCAAGGATGCAGGAGTTCAACACAGGAGCAGTACCGATGAGAGCGTTGCAATAAGCATACGCAAACAACTGATATTGAAAATCCTTGGTGTTTGTCGACGGAACAGGCACAGCATCACCGACAGCGACATTACCAATTGACGGATTTGTTTCTTGATAATTAACTTTCTTAATCTTCTTAGACAAGGGAATAGACCACGTAAATGGCATAGTATGCTCGGCATAAGAACCAGACATAGTATTCGCGTTAAAATAAGCGAGATTTTCCGTTACAAATGTGGTATTTGTATTGCCTAGAATACCGACACCGGGAGTATCCCAATACGTACCTGTAGCATTATTAGCACTAGTACCGGCGGGTTTGGACTGAGGAAGATAGTGATTGCCAGTATGCTGAGCAACACGAAGACTGAAATCCTTCTGAGCAATCAAAGTATACTGAGTCCAGTTGAACTTATCAATGAGTTTACAACTAGTCAAACCCAGGAATGCAGAAGTAAGAGTAGGAACATCGCCAATACGAGACCGGATGAGAAACATCCTAACAGTAGTGGCAGGAGAGGAAACGAAGTTTCGTAGTACACCACGTAACACAAGTGACTTAGGATACATAGTACCGCCACCAAAACCATCACCAACCAAGATGCCGGGGAGGCAATTAAACTCGGATCCAGCATTCAACGCTAATGATCCTACAGTGCCAGGAGACAATGGCACAACCCGTTGAAGCAGGATAGGTCCAAGAGGAGTCAATAGATTCGCAGGAATTCCTACCGCCGCCGATAAGGCATAGCCCGTCTTACGAATCGGTATCTTGGACGATATGACACGCGAGACCTTCTGGTGAAAACGCGATTTCGGACGCCGAATGGAGCGCGACGAACGAGACCTCTTGTGGGATACATGCATTAACTAGTTGATGCCTTACTTTTTTTTTTGGCCCTTAATATTATATAGGGCCAGGTTTCCTCATTTCCTCACTAGTTGTAGGACGAGTCGGGGTAGGCCCGAGCCGGTCATTTTCCTCATTTCCTCACTAGTTGTAGGACTCCTAGCGGGGTAGATCCAGTTAGAACGGCAGAAGCGCTGCGCGCCCTGCTCCGAACCAAGATCGGCCTAACGGCCTCTTTTTTTTTTAATAATCATATAGCGGGGGGGACACTTCACTGTTCTATTTCCGCTTACGCTGTTTTCACGTCTATATAAGACTGGGTCAATTCAGTTTGGCACGATTTGACATGGAGGACACGAATTTTCGCTTTCAAGGAAAGAAGATGCTGTTGACATACAGCAGGAGTGGAGCGCTCGACAAGAAGGCGCTGCATATGTTCCTGAACGGCAAGCTGAGGGAGGAGGCGGCAGTGAAGATATGCCA